TGCGCAGCCTGCCCATCCTCGCCCTCGAGCGCCCCCTCAACCTCAACCGCGACGAGGAGATGGCACTCCTGGTCGAGGCCATGGACAAGGCCGGCATCCGGCCGACGCTGGTCGTCATCGACACCCTGTCCAAGTTCTCCGCCGGCATGGACGAGAACAGCAACCAGGAGGTCGCCGCCTACCTCGCCGCCGTGTCTCGGTTCATCCGCGAGCGATACGACGCCTCCGTCCTGATCGTGGCGCACTCCGGGCACGGCGACGCCGACCGCCCGCGCGGCGCCTCCGCACTCATGGCGAACCCGGACAGCGAGTTCATCGTCAAGCGCGCCGCCCAGCCGAACACCCACGTCGAGGTCACCCGTCAGCGCTTCAAGGACACCGGCGAACTCCCGAACCTCGCGTACGAGGCCGAGGTCATCGACCTGGGCGCGGCCGACCGGTACGGCGAGCGGCTGACCAGCCTCGTCATGCGACAGAGTGTGGCGCAGGGGGAGCGCCCCATCAGCGCCCAGGCGCCGCAAGGCAAGTCGCAGCGCACCCTCCTATTCGCCCTCCGGGAGCGTCAGAAGCGGTCTGAGACGCCCCTTGTCTGGACCATGCAGGAGCTCCGCCAGATCGGCAAGGAGTGCGGGCTACCCCGCTCTTCTGTCCACGAGGCGGTCGAAAAGCTGGTCATGTCGCCCTTTATGACGGGCACGGTGGGCGGTTCGAGGCTCGCAAATGAGTGATGTTCGGATTTGTCCGGATTTGTCCAATCCGGACATTTCCGAACGGTCAAATTGTTCGGATATGTCCGGGTGTGCTTAGCACCCGGACATCCGGACAGACCCGGACATTGGTTCAGACACGGAGGAAGCATGAGGTACAAGACAAGTCCGTTGCGCCGTGTTGCTTTGTCGCAACATAGCGCAGATACGCCACTAGCCCGGCGGATGGTCGAGGGACTGGGACAGGAAGGGTTCCAGGTCGCCAAGACCCTGCAGGCTCACTTCGGCGCCAAGGTCGTCCACTACCAGGACGCCAAGGGCGAGGTCGGCACCGACCCGAGGTGGCCGGCGTGACCCAGCAGAAGATTGACCTCAACCATACCGGGCCGCTCGAGTGGATGGACGACGTGTTCTGGGACAAGGTTTCGACCGACGGCCGGTTCTGTATCCGGGGGCAGCGGATCGGCGGCAAGGTCGAGTACGTCGTCTGGCGCATGGGGGCGAACGGCAAGGTCATCCCGCGATGGATTGGCGTGGCTCCCTCCTTCGCCGAGGCCGTCGAGCTCGCCGAGAACGATCGGGGCGGCAAGGAGCCGTCCATCAACCTGCTCTGGAAGGTGGCCGATGAACAGAAGCGCCCCTAAGCTCTGCCCGGTCTGCCTGGCCGAGAACACCGGCGGGCTTCCTCACCGGCACCATCGAGAGGGGAACCGGAAGAAGGCGCGCACGGTTGAGCAGATCAGCGAGATGGCGCGACAGAGAATCGAGGCCAACCAGGTGAGGCTCATCGTCGGCGCCGCGGTCGATGACGCGAGGGAGCCGGACGATTGGGACCCGGGCGCTACGAGAGCGGCCTACCATCGGGCCTACTACGCCAAGAACATCGAGCGTCGGCGTCAGCAGGCAAGGGATGCGAAACGCGCGCGCGCCATGTTGCGGAACTTGCGCCCCTTGATTGCCGGCCTCTGTCATGCGGTAGACTTGGGGCGACTGACCGCGAGGTGGTGATGGGCAAGCGACAGAGACAACGAGGCGCCGAGACCGAGCGAGAGGTATGCAAGATCATCACCGACTCGACGGGGTGGCAGACCAATCGAATCTTGGGCCAGGCCAGAGACGGCGGGGCTGATATCCGGCTCGCTCGGTGGGTGCTCGAGGTCAAGCGCAGGAAGTCCATCGCGGTCTACGAGTGGGTCGACCAGGCCACCGCTGCGTGTGCGCCCTACGAGATCCCGGCGGTCGTGTGCCGAGGCGACAAGCGCGAGTTCTTGGTCATCCAGCGCCTCGACGATTGGCTGAACCTGGTCAAGCCGCAGCTGCCCGAACGATGAAGTGCCCGAAGTGCTCCAAGCCTAGCGAGGTCGTGAAGGTCTACCAGTTCCCGACCGAGGCGAGGAGAAGGCGGGAGTGCCTGACCTGCGGCCATCGGTTCACGACGGCTGAGAAGCTATGGCGACGGATCTATGCTGAGGAGGTCAAGCATCGGCCTGCGCCTCGAACTGGCAGACAGGAGCGAGCGGAACCCATGAAGCGGCGCTGGTCGAACTTCGACGTGGTGCCGGTGGACGGGTATGACATGGACTACGAAGACGTTAGCACCTATGTGCATGTGAGCGACTAATGGCAGGGACACCACGAAAGCGAGAGCGCCGCGAGAAGGCGCACCAGATCATCAGCTCGCCGGACTTCTGGGAGCAGCTCTGGATTCACCTTGCAGATGGGCACTCACTTCGGTCTTTCATCAGCGGCAGCGAGGTTCCGTTCGCCATCCTCTGGGGAAAGATGCAGTCCGACCCGGCCTTGATGGAGCGTTACGAGATCGTCCGCAACGCGCGCGCCCTGCTGAACGCCGAGCGAATCGAGGCTCTGGCCGAGAAGGTCGAGCAGGAGCAGATGGACCCGAACGCCGCCAAGGTTGCGATGGGGGCGAGGCAATGGCTGGCCGAGCGGATGGACCCGAGGCGCTGGGGGAACAAGATCCAGAGCGACGTGCGCATCACCGACACGACTGCGCTGCACCTTGCGGCGGTGCGCGACCTGATGCGGACGGTGAGCGTGCAGGAACCCGAAAAGCTGACGTCGGACGGGTCGTCCGACGGTCTGCCTGCGCGCGATTCTTAAGACCGGCCTGTGGATAACTCTGTGGATAACCTGTGGATAACCTGTGGATAACTCACGGCCTGGCGATCAGCACGCGCTCGGGCGCAGATGCGCAAGCGCACGCACGGCGCAAGTGCTTGATTCGCAAGGGGTTGCGGCGCGTAGTGCGTATAACACCCATTATGTTAAATCGGGGCGATTGTGACCGCCCTGCGGACAGACTCCCCCCTTCGACGACGGGGCGCGCGTAAGTGCTTGATTCGCAACGGGTTCCCGCATCTGTTGCGCCGCCGCCACTTGTTGCGTCGGCGCCACTTGTTGCGCCCCCGCAACACCCCCCCCGGCGGGTGGCCCCCGGCGGGGGGTCGGCGTTTGCGTAACCCCACACGGACCGTATGAAAAATTCTGAGAACCCGTACTTCGCCTTCGTCAAGCGCTACCACGCCGCCCCTGTGGCCTTCGTGGAGGAGGTCCTAGGCGTAACCCCCGACCCGTGGCAGCGTCGCCTCCTAGAGCTTCTGGCGGCCGGTGAGCGCAAGATCAGCGTCCGCTCCGGCCACGGCACCGGCAAGTCCACCGTGGCCTCGTGGGCCATGCTCTGGTTCATGCTCACCCGCGTGCCGGTGAAAGTGGTCGTCACGGCCCCCACGGCCTCGCAGCTCTTCGACGCCCTCTTCGGCGAGTGTCGTCGCTGGGCCAAGCTCCTGCCGCCGGCGGTGGCCGAGCTGCTTGAGATCAAGTCCGACCGCATCGAGCTGAAGGCGAGCCCGGAGGAGGCCTTCATCTCGGCGCGCACCAGCCGCGCGGAGCAGCCGGACGCCCTGCAGGGCATCCACGCCGAGTATGTGCTGCTGGTGGTGGACGAGGCCCCGGGCGTGAGCGAGGCCGTGTTCGAGTCTGCGGGCGGCTCGATGTCCGGCCACAACGCCACGACGCTGCTCTTGGGCAACCCCACCCGGACGCAGGGGTACTTCTACGACACCTTCCACCGCCTGTCTGGCGAGTGGAAGAACCTGCACGTGAGCTGCCTCGATTCGCCCCGGGTGTCGGAGGATTACGTCGCCGAGATGTCGAGCCGGTACGGGGAGGGCAGCAACGCCTACCGGGTGCGCGTGCTGGGCGAGTTCCCGGTGGCGGACGACGACACCCTGATCGGGCTTGAGCTCGCCCAGTCGGCGGTGGACCGTGACGTGGTGCAGAACCCGGGCGCGCCGGTGCTCTGGGGGCTGGACGTGGCGCGCTTCGGCGCGGACTCCTCGGCGCTCTGTAAGCGCCAGGCGAACGTGGTCGTGGCGCCGGTGAAGACCTGGAAGGGCCTCGACCTGATGGCGCTGACGGGCGCGGTGATGCACGAGTGGGAGAGCACCGACCACCGGGACCGCCCGGTCGAGATTCTAGTGGACAGCATCGGCCTTGGCGCGGGCGTGGTGGACCGGCTGCGGGAGCTGAAGCTGCCGGCGCGCGGGATCAACGTCGGCGAGTCGCCGGCCTTCAAGGGCCAGTACATGAACCTGCGCGCGGAGCTCTGGGGCAAGGCGAAGGCATGGCTCGAGGCGCGCGACTGCAAGCTGCCGCGCGACGAGCGGCTGGTGAATGAGCTATCCTCGCCGCGCTATTCGTTCATGTCGAACGGTAAGCTGCGCCTCGAGGGCAAGGACGACATGAAGCGCCGTGGCCTTGCGTCGCCCGACGTGGCGGATGCGTTCGTGCTGACCTTTGCGTCTGAGGCGGCGACGGGCGGCGGCGTGTACGCGCCGACCTGGCAGAAGGCGATGAAGCGGCAGATCCGGGGGGTGGTATGAACTGGCGGGATTTCTTTTTGGTGGACCCGTACTCGGGCGCGAAGATAGTCGAGCACGACCTGCAGGGCTGGGGGTCGGACGACCCGATGTTCGAGCAGGTCTTGGCGGCGGTGCGCCCCACGACCATCATCGAGGTGGGCTCGTGGAAGGGCCGCTCGGCGGCTAACATGATGGCGATCTGCAAGCGCCTCGGGCTCGACGCGCGGTTGCTGTGCATCGACACGTGGTTGGGGTCGCATGAGAACTATGCGCGGCACGATGGGGACAATCGGTGGCTGCACGAGGCGCTGCGGCTTGAGGCGGGCTACCCGCGGCTGCACGAGTTGTTCCTGTCGAACATGATGCACTTGGGGTTGACGGAGCGCGTGACCCCCCTCCCCCTGCCGGCGACGATCGCGGCGCGGGTGGTGGCTGAAAAAAACGTCGTGGCGGACGTGATCTACATCGACGGCTCGCACGACTATGAGGATTGCAAGGCTGACCTTGCGAATTACTGGCCGCTGTTGCGGCAGGGTGGGATTCTGTTCGGGGACGACTATCAGGCGTGGCCCGGCGTGACGCGCGCGGTGGATGAGTTCTGCGACGCGCACTTCCTGCACCGCTCTGTCGTGCGCCGCTCGGGCAAATTTGCCTTCGGCAAGGACCGCGGCGTGGAGGGAATCGCGTGAAGTACTACTGCATCACGCTCTCCGAGACCCCGGAGCGCACCGAGCACGCCCGCGCGCAGGCCGCGAAGGCCGGCATCGAGTTGGATTTCATCTACGGCATCTTCGGCAAGTCGATGCAGGTGAAGTCCGAGATCCCGATGCACTCGGATTATTTCGTGACGCGCGGCGCGACGTGTCTGGTCTTGTCGTGGCACATCGCGTGGCAGATTGCGTGGCGCGAGGGGCACGAGGAGTTCGTGATCTTCGAGGATGACTTCATCCTGCCGGATAACTTTGTCGAGCGCTGGGCGCAGATACGCGCCGAGGTGCCCGAGTGGTGCGACCTGGTGTACTTGAACTCGTGCTGCACGGACCAGAAGCCGGCGAAGAAGGAGTCGGCGAGCCTGTGGGAGATCAAGTACCCGCTGTGTACGGCCGCGGTCTGGCACCGCCGGCGCGCGATCCCGACGCTGCAGATGTACACCAAGCCCGCGAACACGCCCGTGGACATCCTGCTCGAGTGGTACGCGCTGCCGCACCTGCGGGTGTTGACGGCGGTCCCGCCATTGGTCTCTCAGGCAACGCAGGACCTTGCGGTGCCGATGCCATCGACCATCCACATGTGAGGTACCCGTGAATGCTAAAGCCAAGCGACGTGGCGCGGTTCCAGCGCCGGCTCGACAAGAAGGGCCCCGAGAAGCCGCAGCCCCCGGAGCCGCCGAAGGGTGGCGGGAAGGGTGCGCCGCCTCCGCCCTCCGGGAAGAAGGTAGCCTAGTCCTATCGGAGCGGCTGCCGGCGGGGCGCTTCGTGCGCCTCGAGGTGCCGTGCGCGCCGATGCTGCCGTGTAACCCGTCGGTGGCGGTCGGCCCGGGCGGGGAGCTGCGGTGCCTCATCCGCGCCGTGAACTACGAGCTCGGCGAGACGGACGGGATCTGGTTCCGGGACGACCCGGGGCCGGATACGGTCAACTACATCGCCGACCTTGGCGATGACTTGTCGCTGGCGCGGGTCGAGCGCGTGGACGACGCCTCGCAGCGGATCTCGCGGCTGCCGTGCCGTGACGGCCTCGAGGACGGGCGGCTGTTCTGGTACCGCGGCCGGTGGCGCTTTACGGCATCGGGGCTGCACCACGGCCCCCGGGTGCGCACGACGATGGCGCTCTGCGCCCTGGACGGTTGCCTGGTAGACGAGCTTGAGTTCCTGCACAGCCCGCACGCCCGGGAGATGGAGAAGAACTGGATGCCGCGCGCCGACGGCGACCGGCTCTCGTTCGTGTACTCGCACCACCCGGCCGAGTCGTACCAGCTGCTGCCGGCGCGGGAGAAACTCTGCTTCGAGTCGTTCCCTGAGCTTGGCGGCTGGTCCGGCGGCTCGCAGATCATCCGCCACGGCGACGCCTGGGTCGGGGTGGTACACCAGCGGCGCAAGGAGCGCGGGAGGGTGTACTACGCGCACCGCTTCGTGCGCTACGACGACAAGCTGATGCCGGCGCACGCCGGGCGGGAGTTTTACTTCCGCGGCGCGCAGGTCGAGTTCTGCGCCGGGCTCGCCGAGCACGGCGGCGGGTTCGTGCTCTCGTTCGGGATAAAGGACCGCGAGGCGTGGCTGGTGCGCCTTACGCCGGCCGAGGTTGGCGCCCTTTTGGCCTGAAAATGGGAATAGGCTAGAACCGGCACGGGTGGCGATTCCATGTATGGCGAAAACGGGTCCCTGATCGAGCAGAGCGAGCAGTCCCTTGGGCTCGTGGAGCCCATGGACGACGCCGACCTCGAGGCGCTGGTCGGCGGCGAGCTGACCGACGCCACCTCGTTTATCGACGCGGAGCTCTCCCCGGTCCGCGCGCGCGCCATCCAGTACTACCGCGGCGAGCCCTTCGGCAACGAGGAGGAGGGTCGCTCGCAGGTCGTCTCGACCGACGTGCGCGACACCATAAACGGCATCATGCCGTCGCTGATGAAGGTCTTTTTCGGCTCGAAGAAGATTGTCCAGTTCGCGCCGCGCAACCCGGAAGACGTGGCGTCCGCCGAGCAGGCGACCGACTACATCAACCATATCTTCCAGAACGACAACAACGGCTTCCTAGTCTGCTACTCGGTCTTCAAGGACGCCCTGCGCGGCGCGCTCGGCATCGCCAAGTACGTCTGGGAGGAGCGGGTCGAGGTCAAGACCGAGTACTTCACCGGGCTCGATGACTCGGCGCTGACGGTGCTGCTCTCGGAGCCGGACGTGGTGGGGAGCGCCATCTCGTCGATGGACGACCCGTCGTACCAGCCGCCGGTGGACCCGATGACGGGCGCGCCGGTGGTGGACCCGATGACGGGCCTGCCGCCGCCGGCGCCGCAGATCTACTCGGTCGAGCTCAAGCGCGAGGCCAAGAACGGCCGGGTGCGCATCGAGGCGATCCCGCCCGAGGAGTTCCTGATCGACCGCCGCGCGCGCTCCGTCGAGGACGCGACCCTGGTCGCGCACCGGCGGATGATGCGCGTCTCTGACCTTGTGGCGCTCGGCTACGACAAGGATGAGGTCGAGGCGCAGATGGGCGTCTACGAGCTCGACACGAACGACGAGTACCTGGCGCGCAACCCCTACGCCCAGTCCTATGGCCCGGGCGGCACGCAGGACGACAAGCGCGTGCTCTACTGCGAGGCCTACATCCGGGTCGATTACGACCGGGACGGCATCTCGGAGCTGCGCAAGATTTGCACCATCGGCCCGAGCTACAAGATGGTGATGAACGAGCCGTGCTCGCACTCGCCGTTTGCGCTCTTCTGCCCGGACCCGGAGCCGCACGCGCTCATCGGGCTCTCCATGTTCGACATGACCGCCGACCTGCAGAAGATCAAGTCGGCGATCATGCGCAACATGCTCGACTCTCTGTCGCTCGCCATCCACCCGCGGGTGGGCGTGGTCGAGGGGCAGGTCAACATGGACGACGTGCTGAACACCGAGGTGGGCGGCGTCATCCGTATGCGACAGGCCGGCGCGGTTCAGCCGTTCGCCGTGCCGTTCGTCGGCCAGGCCGCCTTCCCGATGCTTGGGTATCTCGACGAGGTACGCGAGACCCGCACCGGCATGAGCAAGGCCTCGATGGGCCTCGACGCCGACGCACTCCAGAGCACCACCCGCGCGGCGGTAGCCGCGACGGTAAGCGCAGCGCAGCAGCACCTTGAGCTGATCGCCCGGATTTTCTCCGAAACCGGGATGCGCGCCCTGTTCAAGGGCATTCTCAAGCTCGTCGTAGAAAATCAGGACCGAGCGCGGGTGGTGCGCCTTCGCAATCAGTGGGTGCCTATTGACCCGCGGTCTTGGAACGCCGACATGGACGTCGAGGTGGACGTCGCCCTCGGCGGCGGCACCGAGGAGCAGCAGGTCTCTGTGCTGACCTCCATCGCCCAGAAGCAGGAGCAGATCCTGCAGACGATGGGGCCGCAGAACCCGCTCGTGACGCCGCAGCAGTACCGGAACACGCTCGCGCGTCTGGTGCAGGCCTCTGGCTTCAAGAACGCCGACGAGTTCTTCTCGAACCCGTCGCTGATGCCGCCGCAGCCGCCCCCGCCGCCCCCGCCGCCTGACCCGGCGATGATCTTGGCCGAGGTGGAGCGCCAGAAGATCATGGCGGACATCCAGAACAAGCAGGCGGAGCTGGAGCTCAAGCGCCAGCAGATGCTGCTCGAGGATGACCGCGCGCGCGACAAGCAAGAGGCGGAGATGATGCTGCGCGCCTACGAGATCCAGCTGAAGAGCGGCACGGCGGTGGACGTCGAGAGCATCAAGGCGATGATGGCCGAGCCGCGCGTGGCGAGCCCGAGCGTGCAGCGCCCGGTGGTGCCGGAGATTGTCCCGTTTGAGCCGCCGCCGGTTGCGCCGATGGCGCCGCCGGTTGGGTGATGGGCGATGCAGGAGCTGATTGTCCCGGCGCCGCCTAACCCTAACCTGGCGCCGCAGGCATACTTCCCGCAGTACCACAACCAGCTCAACAACCAGTTGAGGCTCTACCTCAACACCCTGGCGAGCAACCAGCGCGAGATCGTCGAATTCATCAACAGCCTGACGAACTTGAACCTACTAAGCAAAAACAACTTCGACGCATTCGGGCGCCTTCGCGTCTCGCAGCCGTTCACGCTGTTTGACAGCCAGAACCGCTACGCGGCGGACCCGTCGTTCGACACGGCGCTGACGGGCTCGGGGACCTCGACGTTCCTCACCAACGAGTCGGCGGTGAGCCTCGCCGTGACCACGGCGTCGGGCGACAAGGTGATTCGGCAGACGAAGCGGTACTTCCCGTACCAGCCTGGGAAGAGCCTGTTGGTGCTTTCGACCTTCGTGATGGCCGCGGCAAAGACCGGCCTGCGGCAGCGGGTCGGATACTTCGACGCCAACAACGGGGTCTTCCTGCAGCGCAACGGGACTGAGCTCTCGTTGATCATCCGCACCTACACCGGCGGATCTGCCGACGACACCCGAAAGGTGGTCCAGTCTGCATGGAACGGCGACAAGCTCGACGGCAGCGGCGCGAGCGGCATCACGCTCGACACCACCAAGGCGCAGATCATGTTCGTTGACTTCGAGTGGCTCGGCGTGGGGTCGGTGCGTGTCGGGTTCGTCATCGACGGCCAGTACATCACGGCGCACACGTTCGACAACGCCAACGAGGTGACGTCGGTCTATATGCAGACCGCGACGCTGCCGCTGCGAATCGAGATCGAGAACACGGCCGCGACCGCGAGCAGCTCGAGCATGAAGCAGATATGCTCGACGGTGATTTCTGAGGGCGGCTACGAGCAGACCTCCATCGAGCGCGTGGCCCGAAGGTCCACGACGCTCACCGGAATCGGGACATCGTTCGTGCCGCTGGTGTCTATCCGGCTCGCGTCGGATTCTCTCGGGGCGGTGATTTTGCCAAAGCAGGTGCGCGTGCTTCCGATCGCCAACGGCGAGTACGAGATAGTGCTGGTCAGGAACGCGACGCTCACCGGCGCGTCCTACGATACGACGACCTTTGCCAGCGTGGACTTTGATGTGACCGCGACCGCCATGTCTGGCGGGGACATCGTGCTGAATGAATACGCCACGGCGACCAACCAAGCCGGCGCGCAGGCGCAGAACGATTTGGTTTATAACTTCGATATGCAACTCGGCGCGACCATCGCCGGGACGAGTGATGTCTACACGGTCGCCGTCAGAGTCTTGAGCGGCACCGGGTCTGCCATCGGTTCATTGGCCTTTTATGACTTGTCGGAATAGGTGACGCATGAGTAACGCATTCATGGGGCAGCGCCAGTCGGCCTCGCCGTTTGGCTTCGGCGGCTACAGCGGCGGCATGGGGTTGAGGCAGGACTACGGGCCATCATTTGCCGGGCGATTTACTGACTACATGGGTAGTAGCTATGGCGGCGGAATGGGCGGATACAACCCGTTCGGCGGCGGCGGCTATGGCACGCAATTCGGCGACTATGACATGAGCGGCTACGGCGGCGGCGGCTTCGGCGGCTACGGCGGCGGGATGCGCGCGCCGGCCTACGAGCCGACCATCAACGACGCATTCTCACGCTACTTCTCGCAGCAGTACTATGGCGGTCCTGCCTTCGACCCGTTCGCGGCGACGTCGTTCTTCGGCGGCGGCTTCGGCGGCGGATTCGGCTTCGGCGGCGGTGGTCGCCGTGGCGGCGGGATGGGCGGCCGGATGCGCCGACGGCGGCAGATGTTCGAGGACCTCTTCCAGCCGGAGCAGCCGCCTCAGCCGCAGCCGCAGCCGATGCCGGTCGAGGACACACGCGCGCGGATTCAGCCGATGCCGATTGGCGGCGGCGCTTTCCAGCCGGGCGGCGGCGGGCAGCGCATCGAGATGGGGCCGGTCACGCCGCAGCCCGATTTGATGATGCGCCCCGATGTGATGCCGCAGCCGTACATGGGGGGCTTTTCGTTCCCTTTTGATCAAGCCCTGCCGGCCAAGAGCGAGGCGCCGTCGGCGCCTGCCGTGCAGGGTTTTGATTCCATCATGCCGGTGCAGATGCAGGACACGCCGGTGCAGTCGGCTCCGGCGTATGCGCCAGCGCCGTACATTCCACCCGCTCCGTCCTACATGGAGCCAATGCAGTACACCCCGCCCGCTCCGTCCTATGCGGAGCCAATCCAGTACATTCCGCCTGCTCCGTCCTATATGGAGCCGGAGCAGTACATCCCGCTCAACATAGCGCCGAGGTTTTCCCCGTTCGCCCGCAGCAGCCGGGAGATGCTTGAGTTAGACTTCTGACGATTTTTTAACACAAGAGGTTCATGCCATGAAGCCCGGACTCTATGCCAACATAAACGCCAAGCGCGCGCGGATCGCCGCCGGCAGCGGCGAGAAGATGCGCAAGCCTGGCGCCAAGGGCGCTCCGACCGCCGCGGCCTTCAAGGCCTCGAAGAAGACGGCGAAGAAGCGCGGGTGAAGACGCCGGCGTGGCAGCGCGCCGCCGGGAAAAACCCGCGCGGCGGATTGAATGCCAAGGGGCGCGCGTCGTACAAGGCGCAGACCGGCGGCACGCTGAAGGCGCCCGTCAAGGGAGCGCCTGATTCTCCGCAGGAGATGCGCCGCAAGGGTTCGTTCCTGACGCGCATGGGCTCGATGCCCGGGCTTCTGGTGGACGAGCAGGGCGACAAGACGCGCCTCAAGTTAAGCCTTGAGGCGTGGGGGCACCGTGGAGACAAGGCCAGCGCCGTCGCCAAGGGGCGGCGGTTGTTGGACCGATACCGAAAGCAGAAGGAGAACCGCTGATGCCTAGCAAGTCCGCCAAGCAAGCCCGCCTCATGGCCGCCGCCGCGCACTCCAAGGAGTTCGCCAAGAAGGTGGGCGTGCCGATGAAGGTCGCCAAGGAGTTCAACAAGGCCGACAAGGGCGGCAAGCTCTTGAAGCGCGCCATGAAGAACCGCCCCAAGAGCGGGCTTCTGGCTTGAGCGAGCGCAACCCGTACATCGACGCCGGCAAGGGGGTGCAGGCCAAGGAGCTGCTCGAGAACCCCATCATGGCCGAGGCCTTCGCCGAGCTCGAGCGTAGGTACATGGAAGCCTGGCGGCAGAGCAAGCCCGCCGACCAGGAGGAGCGCGAGCGTCTGTGGCTCGCGGTCGGAATCCTGGCCGAGATCCAGCGCCACCTGCGGGTGGTGATTGACAATGGCGTGATTGCGAACCGGGACATCGACAAGATTTCCGGTAGAAAGTGAATAATGGATTCATGAGCACTACCGGCACGGGTACACCCCCGGGAAACGTACAGTCCACGCATGATGTCTTCGAGCAAATGCTCGCCGCCGAGGAAGGCGAAAACGAGCAGGTCGAAGCGGAAGGCGTGGTGGAAGATGAGCCCGAGTTAGCGGCAAGCGAGTCCGCCGACGAGGGCGAGCAGACCGAAGGCGAGGAGGATGCCGAAGAGGCGCCCCAGCCGGGCCAGACATTCCGCGTCAAGGTTGACGGGGAAGAAGTCGATGTCCCGCTGGATGAGCTGCTGAAGGGTTACTCCCGCACCGCGGATTACACGCGCAAGACGCAGGCGATCGCTGAGGCCCGGAAACAGGCACAGCAAGAGTCTGCCCTGGCGCGGGAAGAGCGGCAACGGTATGCGCAGACCTTGGCAGCCCTGGAGGGCACGCTCAAGTCGCTGCAACCGCCCGAGGTTGACTGGGAGAGGCTCTACGCCGAGAACCCGGTCGAGTGGGTGAGACAGCGCGAGCTAGTGCGGTCCAGGCAAGAGCAGGCGGCATGGGTCCAGTCCCAGAAGCAGGCTCTGGTGGAGCAGCAGCAGGCGGAAGAGAGAGCGGAGGCCGAGAAGACCCTCGAGTCCGAACGCAGCAAGCTCTTGGAGGCCATGCCAGAGTGGCGCGACGCTGACAAGGCGCGCGCCGAGAAGGCGAAGATCGTCGAATATGCCACCGAAAGACTCGGCTTTACGGTCGAGGAGATTTCGGACATCTACGACGCCCGGGCCGTCCTGGCGCTGCGCAAGGCAATGATGTTCGACCAGCTGATGAGCAAACGCGATCAGATGCGTCCGCAGATCATCCAGAAGGCCAAGCCCATGAGGGCCGGGGCCGCCTCCACGCCGCAGTCGTCCAAGGTCGTCGCATCGAAGGCCGCTTTTTCAAGACTCGCAAATAGTGGCAGCACGCGCGACGCGGCTGTCGTGTTTGAACAATTCTTGGAGTAACTTCTAATGTCCCAGACCAGCAATACGTTCGATACCTTCAACGCAAAAGGTATCCGTGAGTCCCTCTCGAATGTGATCTACAACATCTCGCCGGAAGAGACGCCGTTCATGTCGAACGTCGGCCGCGAGAACGTGAAGAACACCTACTTCGAGTGGCAGACCGATTCGCTCGCCGCCGCCAGCACCACGAACGCGCAGGTGGAAGGCGACGACATCACGACCTTCGACTCGACCGCCGCGACCGTCCGCCTCGGCAACTACACCCAGATCAGCAACAAGACGCTGCTCATCTCGGGCACCCTCGAGTCGGTGGACAAGGCCGGCCGCCGTTCGGAGCTCGCCTACCAGCTCGCCAAGCGCTCGGCTGAGATCAAGCGCGACATGGAGAGCATCTGCCTCACCAACCAGGCGGCCGCGGCCGGCTCGGCTGGCGTGAGCACGGCGCTTCGCAAGACGGGTTCGCTGTTGGCCTTCCTCAAGACCAACACCGACAAGGGCACGGGCGGCGCCGATCCGGTGTACACCTCGTCCCCGACGGCGACCCGCACCGACGCGACCGCCGCCAACCTGCGCACGTTCACGGAAGAAATCCTCAAGTCGGTCATCCAGAAGGTCTGGGCGTCCGGCGGCACCCCCAAGGTGCTGATGGTTGGCCCGGTGAACAAGGCGCGCGTGTCGGGCTTTGCCGGCATCGCGGAGATCCGCCGCGAGGTGACGGGCAACCGCCAGGCGACCATCATCGGCGCGGCCGATGTCTACGTTTCCGACTTCGGCAGCGTGAACGTGGTCCCGAACCGGTTCCAGCGTGAGCGTGACGCCTTCGTGCTCGACCCTGAGTACGCGGCCGTTTCGTTCCTGCGCCCGTTCAGCACGGTGCAGCTCGCCAAGACGGGCGACGCCGAGAAGCGGATGCTGGTGGTCGAGTGGGGCCTCAAGGTCAACACCGAGGCCGCGCACGGCCTCGCGGCTGACCTCACCACGACCTAATCGGGTGATGTAAACTCGGGGGCGCCGGTAATAGTGCCGGCGCCCCTTGAGTTGAGGTGAACATGCAATCGACGGGGAAAAGGCTTTTCGACTTCGACCCGACGACAGGCACCACGAAGTGGTGGCACTACGACGCCGACCGTGACGAGGCGACCATCGAGACGGTCTTCGAGGTCGGCGACATCGTAGAGCAGAACAAGGCCCAGTATGCCGCGACCGACGAGAGGACGCGCTGGGGCGAGTGGAGCAAGGTGGCGTCGATTCCGATGCCGTTGTTCTACCGGCTGAAGAAGGATGGGATCATCGACGACCCTGCCGCGATGAAGCGCTGGCTCAATGACCCCGACAACAGATTTTTCAGAACACGGCCGGGGCGCGTATGAGCCGCTCGGTCGCGATTCTGGTCCCGGCAAGGGACACGGTGATGACCTCGTTCGCCTATGACCTAGCGCGCGCGATGTCGTTCCACACCGCGACAACAGACGACCGTGTGCTGCTTTTCACATCGCACGGGACTCTGATCGCCTCTCAAAGGATGGAGCTTGCGCGGCAGGCTCTCGAGGAGAAGGCGGACTATCTCCTCTGGCTTGACTCAGACATGCGGTTCCCGAAGGAAACAATCGGGCACCTCATCCTGCGCGACAAGCCCATCGTGGCCGCGAATTATGCGACGCGCCGTATGCCGGTCAAGCCGGTGGCGATGATGGACAACAACGGCGAGATCGGGCGGGTGTATACCGCGCCGGACTCTGAGGGGCTCCAGCCGGTGGATTACATCGGCATGGGGGTGATGATGGTGAAGCGCGAGGTGTTTGAGAAGGTGGAGGCGCCGTGGTTTGCGATCCCCTACTCCACCATCGGGAATCACTACATCGGCGAGGACGTGTTTTTCTGCCGCAAGGCGCGCGAGGCGGGCTACGAGGTACTCGTGGACCATGACCTCTCGCACCAGGTGCGGCACATCGGGACCTTCGAGTATTCACACGAAGGCGCGTGGGCGATGAAGGAACAGGTGGATGGCCCTCAACTCATACAGCGCGCTTAGGGCGAGCATCGCCGACTGGCTGAACCGGGACGACCTCACGTCGGTCATCCCGGACTTCATCTCGTTGGCCGAGGCGCAGCTCGAGCGCCGGCTGCCGACGCAGAAGATGGTCAAGCGCGCCGACGCCACCATCGACACGCCGTTCTCGGCGCTGCCGTCTGACTTCCTGTCGGCCAAGTCTCTGGTGCTGACCTCGACGGCGCCCGTGCAGCAGCTCGTATTCTTGACCGAGGACGAGCTGGACTCGAAGAAGACCCTGTACCGCACGACCGGCAAGCCGATGTATTTCGCTCTGGTCGGGAACCAGATCGAGGTGCTGCCGCCGCCCGACACCGGGTACACGGCGGAGCTCACCTACGTGGCGACGCTCGCCAAGCTCTCCGATTCCAACGCATCGAATTGGATATTGGAGCGGCACCCTGATGTGTACCTATACGGGTCGCTGCTGCAGGCGGCCCCGTACCTTCGCGACGACGAGCGCGTCGCCCTCTGGACCCCGCTCTACGGGCAGGCCATCGAGGACATGATCCTGCAGAACGAGCGCGCGGCATTTAGCCAGGGGCGCATGGCCATGACAGTCAAACCGACGAGGGTTATCCCGTGAGTGCATTTTCCAACTATCTCGAGAACAAGATCCTGCTGCATGTGCTGTCGAACACGGCGTACACGTCGCCGACGACGGTCTACCTGGGCCTGCACACCGCAGACCCTACCGACGCCGGCACCGGCACCGAGGTGAGCGGCGGCTCGTACGCGCGCCAGTCGTTCGCCTCGACCATCTCGGGCAACGCGGCGTCGAACACGAGCGCGATTGAGTTCCCGACGGCCACGGGAACCTGGGGCACGGTCGGCTGGGTCGCCGTGTGGGACAACCTCACCGGCGGCAATCTGCTGTTCCACGGCGCCCTGACGGCCAGCAAGACCATCGCCTCGGGCGATGTGTTCCGGGTGCCGGCGGGCGACCTCGACATCACGCTGGACTAATTGATGGCAGGCTACGGCTCCGGGTTATATGGCCGTGGCAGGTATGGCATCGACCCCAAAGAGGGCGCTGCCAGTCTGAGTGCGTCGGCGGCGCTGTCGTGCGTCGGCGTGAGGGTGAGGCTCGGGGCGGCCGCCATAAGCGGCGCCGCCACGATGATAACGGTCGGGGTGCGGGTGCAGCCCGGCGCGAGCGCGATGTCGGCGTCTGCGACGCAGGCGGCGGCGGCGGTCATCGTCAAGGATGCCTCGGCGGCCTTGGCGGCCTCTGGGGCGCTCTCGTGCTCGTCGAGCATAGTGCGCGACGGCGCGGCGGCGATCGCCGGGTCGGCCTCTTTGGCGGCCTCGGCGGTGCGGGTGAGGCTCGGCGCCGCCGCGGTATCCGGCGCGGCCACGCTCGCGGCGGATGCGCTCAGGGTGCGGCTCGCGGCGTCTGCGATGTCTGCGGCGGCGAGCCAGTCGGCCGCTGGCGTGCGGGTTCGTCTTGGGGCGGCGTCGCTCGAGGGCTCTGCGGGCCAGGACGCGACGGCGAACGTCGTGTACATCGACAGCGCGGCCCTCTCTGGGTCGGCTGCTCTGGTGGCGGCGGGCGGCGTCATACAGTCGGCGGCGGCGGCGCTCTCGGGGTCGGCGGCTCTGTCGGCCGCCGGGCGGCTGAAGTGGGAGAACGAGCCCGACACGGCCGAGAGCTGGGCGCCGGTGGCGGACACGGCAGAGAGCTGGAGCGCGGCGAGCGATACGGTCGTCGCCTGGAGCGCGGTGGCGGACACCGCAGAGACATGGGCGCCGGTGGCAGACACGGCGGAGACTTGGACAGAGAAGACACACCCGGCCTATCTACAGGCCGCTTGAGGTAACGAAAAATGGCTGACACAACCACCACCAACCTTGGCCTGACGAAGCCGGAAGTCGGCGCATCGGCGGACACCTGGGGCACCAAATGGAACACCAACAGCGACCTGATCGACGGCGTATTCGCCGCCGCGGGCAGCGGCACGTCGGTGGGCCTCAACGTCGGCACCGGCAAGACGCTGGCGGTGGGCGGGACGCTCACGATGTCGGCGCTCACGGCCTCGACGGCCTTGGCGCTGAACGCGAGCAAGCAGGCGGTGTCGGTGACGAACACCGGCACCGGGAACAATGTGCTCTCGGCGTCTCCGACGCTGACGGGCACGATCGACGCCGCGGCGCAGACCCTCTCCGGCAACCTCACGCTCTCCGGCGGCACCGCGAACGGCGTCCTTTACCTCAACGGGTCGAAGGTGGCGACGAGCGCGAGCGGGCTGACTTACAACGGCAGCACTTTTGTTGCGACAGGCAGCGCAAAGGTCGGCGCAGGCGCGGCTTCCAACTCGGCCACCTTCATGGTCAACAACCCCAACGCAACGGCCACGGGAATTCAGTTGTTCCAAGACGCCCAAGAATCTTGGGTTATGGGGCTTCTTGCAAGCAGCACCGCCTTGACTTGGGCAAATTCCGGCACCGAGCGTATGCGCCTCGACGCCTCCGGCAACCTCGGCATCGGGACGAGTTCGCCGTTGCAGCGGCTTGATGTCGCGGGCAACATCCGCGCCCTCAACTCTGGCGCTGATTCGCAAGTCATTGCGACCGCGCCGACTGATTCCTTCTCTCCGTTCATTCGTTGGGCCGTTTCCGGCGTCCGCGACTCGGGCATCTTGGGATACCCTGCGGGCGATGACTCGTTGGTGTACCGCAGCGGTGCAAACAGTTTCAGCACCGGCACGGAGCGGTTCCGCATCACCGCTGTTGGCAATGTGGTGGCAGGTGGTTCCGTTGCCCTCGCCACGACCGCGACCAACGGCTTCCTGTATGTCCCGACCTGCGCGGGTACGCCGACCGGAACGCCGACCGCCATCACGGGCATGGCACCCATCGTGGTCAACACCACGAACAACAAGTTGTATTTCTACAGCGGCGGCGCGTGGCGCGATGCCGGGCCGTAACACACAGGAGCAATCATGACCACTATCACTTGGAACATCTCGCAACTTGACTGCCTCCCGCAGTCTGCCGAAGGCGCGGATTTTGTAACTACCGTTCACTGGCAGTGCAACGGCGTAGACGGCGACTACAGCGGCAGCGTTTATAGCACTTGCTCGTTTGCCGTCGTCGAAGGTGCCTTCACCCCCTATGCTGACCTCACGCTCGACCAAGTGCTCGGCTGGGTCTGGGCGAACGGCGTGGACAAGGCCGCTACAGAGGCTGCGGTGGAGGGCCAGATTGAGGCCCAGAAGAACCCGCCCATCGTCTCGCCGCCGCTGCCGTGGGTGTCGCCGTGATTAACCTCACGCTGACCACGGAAGAGGTCAACGCCATCCTGCAAGTGCTTGGGCAGTTGCCCACCTCTTCGGGTGCGTGGCCCCTTGTCGTCAAAATCAAGGAGCAGGCAGAGCCGCAGGTGCCGAAGGACGGGGAGCCGTGACAGCCCCGATCGAGCGCGTGGGCGACGTCGCCGCCGCCGGCAGCGTGACCGCCGCCAGCGTGTCGTGGATGACCCAGGCCAACGAGATCATCTCGCTGGTCGCCGGGCTCATCGCGATCGCGGCCGGCTGCTTCGCGATCGCCGTACACTTCAAGAATTTGAGGAAGCCCTGATGGAGCCACGCTGGCTCAAGAGCGCGCGCGCCTTCCTCAGCCTTCGGGAGATTCCCGGCAAGGCGACCGCGCCCGTCATCGCGCGCTGGCTGCGCGAGCTCAAGGCGTGGTGGTCGGATGATGAGACCCCGTGGTGCGGCACCTTCGTCGCCGCCGTGCTTGAGGGCGAGGGCATCCGGCGCCCGAAGCATTGGTACCGCGCCAGGGCGTGGCTCGACTGGGGCGACCATATCCGTGAGCCCGCCGTGGGCGCCGTCGTAATCCTTGACCGCAAGGGCGGCGGCCACGTCGGGTTCGTGGTCGGAAACGACGAAGCCGGGCGCCTGATGGTGCTCGGCGGGAACCAGGGCAACGCCGTGACGGTGGCTCCATTTGATCGCGCCCGGGTGCTCGGCTACCGCTGGCCCCCGGGCTTCACCGTGCTGGGCTGCCCGATGCCGCTCATCGCATCCAACGGGGCGAAGGCCTCGGTTAACGAAGCATAGGAGATGAACATGAACGCAGAACAGATCGCCGGGATCGTCCGCGCCGTCGTGGCCGCCATCGGCGGCTACCTTGTCGGCAAGGGCCTCGCCGACGCCGAGACGGTCGCGGCCGTGGGCGGCGCGCTCGCCACCCTCGCCGTGGCGGCGTGGTCGGTGCTGTCCAAGAAGAAGCCCGAGGCGGCGTGAGGATCTGGCTGGGGGCGGGACTGGCGCTTGCGCTGGCCGCCCTCGGCTGGGCCGGGCACCGGTCGGCCTACCAGGGCGGCCACGAGGCTGGCTCGGCGGCCGTGAGGGCAGAGTGGCACCTCGAGCGGGCGAAGGCCGCAGAGGCCGCCAGAGAGGCTGAGGCGCTGATTTACGCCAGGCACCAGGAGGTAGAGCGTGGACTGTCGGAGAGGTTGGACGCCGCTGATCGCCGTGGCCGCGAGCTTGCTCGCCGGCTGCGCGACGCCCGCGCCGCCCCCGGCGTGCCCGCCGCCTGTCCCGGTGCCGCCGCGCCTGATGGTCCCGCCGGAGAGCCCGGCGACGCGCGAGCGATTGACGAGGCTTTTATCGCTCACCTCGGGGCGTGCGAGCGAGACGCCGAGCGGCTCGCCGAGCTCCAGAGACTGACAGAGGATTGACGTGGCACTTATTCCGCTGAGCATCCAGCCGGGCGTGTACCGCAACGGCACCGAGTACCAGAGCCGCGGGCGCTGGCGTGACGCCTCGCTCGTGCGCTGGTACGAGAACACCATGCGCCCCGTGGGCGGCTGGCGCAAGCGCGCCTCCGGGCAGGTCACGGGCAAGTGCCGCGGCCTCCTGGCGTGGCGCTCGAACGCCAACGCGCGATGGATCGGCATCGGGACGCACTCGAAGCTGTACGCCATGAACGAGGCCGGGACCCTGACCGACATCACCCCGGCGGGCTTTACGCCCGGCAACGCCGACGCGGTGCTGAACCTGGGCTACGGCGGCGGCCCATACGGGCTGTTCTCCTACGGCACCCCGCGCCCGGACACGGGCACGGTGACGCCGGCCACGACCTGGACGCTCGACAACTGGGGCGAGTTCCTGCTGGCGTGCAGCAACGCCGACGGCAAGATCTACGAGTGGGACCTCAACACCGCGAACGACGGCGTGGCGCTCGCCAACGCGCCGGTCAGCAACAAGGCCGTGCTCGTGACGGCCGAGCGGTTCGTGTTCGCCCTCGGCGCCGGCGGCAACGCGCGAAAGGTGGCCTGGTCCGACCAAGAAGACAACACCATGTGGACCCCGGCCATCACGAACCAGGCCGGGGACTTTGAGCTCGAGACGGTGGGCTCCATCGTCACCGCCAAGCGCCTGCGCGGCGTGAACCTGATATTCACGGATGTCGACGTCCACACGGCCCAGTATCAGGGGCCGCCGTTTGTCTACGGCTTCGAGCGCATCGCCACCGGCTGCGGCCTCATCGGCGCCCAGGCCGTGGCGGCGGTGGAGTCGGTCGCCTACTGGTGGAGCCCGAGCGGCTTCTTCATGTACGACGGCTTCGTGCGCCCGCTTAAGTGCGACGTGCTCGACTATGTGGTGAACAACCTCTCGCAGACGCAACGCTCGAAGGTGTACGCCGTCGCCAACAACCAATACGGCGAGGTATGGTGGCTCTACCCGAGCACTTCAAATAGCGAGTGCGACTCGTATGTGTCGTACAATTACCGCGAGGGGCATTGGTCCATCGGCACCCTGGCGCGCACCGCCGGAACCGACCGCGGCGTCTTCAGCTACCCGCTGATGGTCTCGCCGGACGGCTATGTCTACGAGCACGAGGTCGGCGTCACCTACGACGGCACGGCGCCGTATGCGCGCTCTGGCGCCATTGAGCTGGGCGGCGGCGAGCGGCTGATGGTGGCCCGGCAGGTTATCGCCGACGAAAACGCGATGGGGGCGGTGTCGCTGCAGTTCATCACCAAGTTCGCGCCGAACGGCTCGGAGACGACCAAGAGCTACACCATCGACTCCATCTACACCCCGGTGCGATTCACCGGGCGGCAGGTCGAGATGCAGATCACGGGCGCGTCTCCGGCCACGGACTGGCGCGTCGGGACGATGCGGCTCGATGCCGTGGCGGGGGGTGAGCGGTGAAGGAGATAGACGGCATCGAGCACATCGCGCCGTTCCGCGAGCTCATCGAGCGCGCGCTCGCCGAGGGTTACGGACAGATGAACTACCACGACGTGCTCGACGGGATTGCGCGCGGCGAGTATCAGTTCTGGGCCTCGAACGATTCGTGCGTGGTGACGACCATCGACATCTTTCCGCGCATCAAGCAGCTCACCGTCATCATCGGCGCGGGTGACTTGAAGGAAATCGACGACGTGATTCGCCCGACCATCGAGGCCTGGGCGCGCAGCATCGGCTGCGACACGATGCTGATCATGGGACGCCCCGGCTGGCAGCGGGCGCTTGAGGGTTACAGACGCACCGCAGTGGTGCTTGAGAAGAAACTATGAGCAAGATTTTTTCGTCCAAGAGGAAGGAAGTCTCCAAGACGGAGATTGACCCGAGGATCTACGACAGCGTGCTGCGGAACCTGCAGTTCGCCGAGGAGGTCTCGGCCATCCCGTACGAGCCGTACCGCGGGATGATGGTCGCGCCGTTCACGCGCGACTACATGGAGGGCGAGGCCGCGACGCGCCGCATCGCGCGCGAGGGCGGCTTCGTCCCCGAGGTGGAGGCCGCCGCGCGCAGCGCGCAGGCGCTGATGGGCTTCCAGCCCGAGCGCATCAGCGCCGGCCAGATCGGGACCCAGTTCGGCGCGCGCGACATCGGCGCGTCGCTCGCGGGTGGCCCGGAGCGGGTCGGGGCGGGCGCCATCGGGACCACCTTCGGCGCGGCGCCCATCGGCGCGGAGCGCGTCGGTGCGGCGCTTGGCCGTGGCCCGGTCACGGTCGGTGCGGAGCGCCTCGGGACCACGTTTTCGCCCGAGCGCATCGCCGCGCGCGACATAGGCGCGTCGCTTGCGGGCGGCTTGCCGCAAGTCGCCGCTGGTCGCGTCGGCACGACCTTCTCACCGGAGCGCATCGCCGCGGAACGTGTCGGTGCGTCGCTTGGCGGCGGGCCGCGTATGGTCAGCGCCGGTCGCGTCGGTGCGCAGTTCGCGCCCGAGCGTGTGGCCGCGGGACAACTCGGGACCACCTTCGCCGCGCGCGAGATCGGCGGGCCGGGCGCAGCGCCCACGGCCGCCGCCGCCTCAGTGCTGGGGCGCGACATCGGCGCCTACATGAATCCCTACGAGCAGCAGGTCATCGAGGCCGGGCTCGGCGACATCAGCCGTGCCGAGGAGCAGGCGCGCGGCGGGCGCGCCGCCCGTGCCACCGCCGCCCGTGCCTTCGGCGGCTCGCGCGCGGCCATCGAAGAGGGCATCGCCGCCGGCGAGGCCGCCCGAGAGCGTAACCGCTTCGTGGCCGAGCAGCGCGCGCAGGGCTTCCGCGAGGCGGCGGCGATGCGCGAGGCCGACGTCGGCCGGCAGCAGCAGGCCGGGCTCGCCAACCAGGCGGCGGCGCAGCAGGTGATGGAGCTCGCCCAGCGCGGGCAGATCACGAACCAGCAGCGCGACCTCGAACTCTCGCGGCTCGGGCTCACGGCGGGACAAGCAAACATCGACGCGCAGATGCGCGCCGCGCTCGCCAACCAGCAGGCGCAGCAGGAGGCGCAGCGCCTCGGCCTCACGGCCGAGCAGGCGAACGTACAGGCGGCGCTCGAGGCCGATCGTGCCAACCAGGCCGCGGTCGAGAACTACCAGCGCATGGGCTTGTCGGCCGAGGAGGCCAACCAGAGGGCGATGGCCGACGCGGCCGCGCGCAACCAGCAGGCGGCGCTCGACGCTCAACGGCTTGGGCTCACGGCCGAGACGACCAACGTGCAGACTGCCATCGAGGCGCAGCGCGCCAACCAAGCCGCGGCACAGCAGTACATGCAGATGGGGCTCTCCGCCGAGGAGGCGAACCAGCGCGCGCAGATGGACGCGGCGACGCGCAACCAAGCTGCCGCGCAGGAGGCGCAGCGTCTTGGGCTCACCGCCGGGCAGTTCAACGTCGAGCAGCAGATGCGCGCCGGGCTCGCCAACCAGCAGGCCGTGCAGGACTATATGCGGATGGGGCTCTCGGCAGAGCAGGCCAACCAACAGGCCGCACTCGACGCCGCCGGGCGCAACCAGCAGGCCGCGCTCGAGGCGCAGCGGATGGGCAGCTCCGCGCAGCAGTTCAACGTGCAACAGCAGCAGGCGGCGGCACTCGCCAACCAGCAGGCCGTGCAGCAGTACATGCAGATGGGCCTGTCTGCCGAGCAGGCGAATCAGGCCGCCACGCTAGATGCGCAGCGGATGGGGTCGACGGCGCAGCAGTTCAATGTGCAGACTGGCATGGACGCCGCTCGCGCGAACCAGGCCGCCGGGATGCAGGGCGCGCAGTTCCAACTCGGCGCCGGGCGGCAACTCGCCGACCTCGGCCAGACGGCGCTGCAGAACCGCTACGGCGCTGGCGCGGCGATGATGGGCCTCGGCACGCAGCAGCAGCAGCTCTACCAGCAGTTCCTCAACGCGCAGCGCGAGGAGGACCTCCGCCGGCAGGAGTTCCCGCTGCGGCAGCTCGCGATCCGGCAGGGCGCGGTGTCGGCGTCGCCGTACAACGTGACCCAGACCGGGACCGTGACGGGTCGCCAGTCGCCATTTGATATTGGTATGCGATTTGCTTCTATGATCCCGATGGGCGGAGCGCCCACTCCGGGCTCCGACGAGCGCATGAAGCGCAACATCGGCGGCATCAAGAACCCGCTCGACAAGGTGCGCCGCCTCAAGGGCATCGAGTTCGAGTGGCAGGACGGCTACGGCGAGAAGGAAGGCGAGGACAGGGGCGGCGAGGAGGACATGGGCATGTCGGCCCAGTCCGTCGAGCGCGCCATTCCCGAGGCCGTCTCCCGGCGCGAGTCGGACAACATGCGCCAGTATGATCTGCCGCAGGTGGTCGGACTGCTCACCGAGGCCGTCAAGGAACTCGACAAGAAGGTCGGCGGCAAGCGCCGCGGGAGGGCGTGAGGTGGACTTTTTCAAGAAGCTGACGGACCGCGCGGCGCAGCGCAGGATTGACGCCGACGAGGAGATGTTCAAGCGCTACGGCACGCGGTACGCCGAGGGCACCGGCGTAGAGCGCGGAATCATGCGCCTTGCCGCGCAAAGCGAAGACGCTGAAGAGATGGACCTGACGCCGACCTTTAGGGCCAAGGTTGGCGAGCCTACCGGCGGCGACCCGCTCGAGATGTACCGCAAGATGTATCGCACCTACGGCGGCCGCAAGACGCGCGGCCTGCTCTTTGATTGAGGACCACGAAAATGGCAGAGAAAACAAAAAAGCCCGGATTTTTTAGCCGCTACATCGGCGGGCTGCTTGGCGAGGACGCCGAGTCCATGACCGAAGACGATCGCCGCCGGGCGACCTTGAGCTTGCTGGGCGCGATTGGCCGCAACTATTTGTCACCCGGCTCGGGCGACGAGTCGCTTGCTGCCATGCGCGCCAGCCGCGCCGCAGAGCGCAAGGCCGCAGACGATGCACGCCGCACCGCCGCCGCCGAGGCCATGATGCCGGACATCACGTCCCTCCTCTTTGGTGGCCTCACCGGCACGACAATCGAGGCGCTTCCGGGTGCCGGCGGCGAGGCGGCCCCGCTTACCGCGCGCCGAGTGCCGACCTCGGCAGGGGCGCGCCAGGCGCTTGGGATGCTCTACGGCACCCCGGCTGGCCGAGACGTGGCCCAGATGTCGCCCGGCCTTGCCGAGTTTGCCAAGGAGGGCGCCCTCGGGCGCACGGTTGGCGGGTCTGTCTACGATCCCCTGACGGGCAGGTTTACGAGGCCGCCCGAGGCGCAGGTCCAGACGCTGACCCCGCAGGAGGTGGCACGCCTTGGCCTGCCGCGCGGGACGCTGGTGCAGCGCGACCCAGGCGGCGAACTCAAGATTCTGCGCGAGCCGCCGCGGATGGGGGCGGGAGGTGGTGGCGGTGGTGGGGCGCCAGTGGCGCCGGGCGGCGCGGCCATGCCGCCTGGCATCCTGCCGCCGGAGCGGGCGCGCGCGCTTGGCTTCCGCGAGGGCTCGGTGGTCTACATCGACCCGAAGACGGGCAAGCCGCAGGTGCTGCAGGCCGGCGCGGCCGGTGCCGCAGCGGCTGGCGCGCCCGGAGCACCCGGCGCCGGCAACGAGCGGCAGCAGTCCGGGCGCCAGATGACGCGCTCGGCGGCGCTGCAATACGCTGCCAACATCACCGGCGAACCGCTCTCGAAGATCCAGCGAATGTCCCCGGTTGAGATCGAGGACCTGATGCGGCGCAAGGGCGGCCGCGTGCTGCAAGGCGCTCCGGCCCGCATGCTGTCCGGATTGCCGCTGGTCGGCGATTTCGGAAAGGCCGTGATCGAGTCGGCTAACGCCGACCTGATGGCCCCGGCCAATCAGGGCGGCGCTGGCATTGCAATGCAGCAGAATCCGACCGGGGCCATCACGGCGGCGGACGTGGACGCGGGTCGCGCGCAGTTCCCGAATGCCATGTACCCAATCGATGTGCAGGCCCAGATGATCCGCTCCATCTTGGAGCAGGGCGGGCAGGTCGAAGAGTACGACGAGAAAGGAAACAAGGTGCGCTAATGCCTATACAAGTACAGATGCCTGACGGCACCACGGCCCGGTTCCCCGACGGCACCCCGCCGGAGGTCATCGAAAAGGTGCGGCGCGAGAAGGCGGCTGCCGTGCAGCGCAGCGCCGAAACTTCCGGCCGCACCGGCGTCCTGCCCACGGCCATTCAGGGCTTCGGTCAGGGCTTCACCTACGGCGGCGCCGACGAGCCCATCGCGGGCATCGAGGCCGCGGCTGGCGTGATGCCGTACCGGCAGAGCCTGGCCTCGCAGGCGGCCGAGCGCGAGGCCATGCGCCGCGCCAATCCGCTCACCTACGGCGTCTCCGAGCTCGCCGGGGCGCTGCTCTCGCCCAACCCGTTCGGCAAGGTCGGCGCGGTGACATCCGCATACGGGCGCCTCGGCCGCGAGGCAGCCATGGGCGGCGGCATCGGAGCTGCGCAGGGCGCGCTCGAGGCGCAGCCCGGCGAACGCCTCTCCGGCGCCGCAACGGGTGGCGCGCTGGGCGCCGTCGCAGCGCCAGTCGCCGGCGCGGTGGGCAGCCTCGCCCGCGGCGGCTCTGCCGTGATGGGCCGCGCCTTCAACCCCAACGAGCCGCGCATCGCCGCGCAGCAAGTACTCGGCGCCGTGCGCGAGTCCAAGACCGACTTCCCGCGCCTCGAGAGCGACGTCGCGCTCACCTCGCCTGGAGAGACGGTTCCCTTCGGGATGCGCCTCGGGATGCCCGGCCAGCTCGCCACCGAGCGCGCCGGCATCGGCGGCGGCAAGGCCGCGGACATCACCCGCGAGGCGTCGCAGAACATCCTCGCCGAGTCCGGCGCGCGCACGATGAACATCGTCAACCAGATGACCGGCGGGAACCGCGAGTTCGCGCAGGACACGCTGGCGCGGCTCAAGCGCGCGCGAGACCGCAACGCGAGCGAGCTCTACGGGCAGGCGCGCGCGGTCGGTATTGTGCCAGACCAGGAAGTGGTCGAGATGATCTCCCGCGACCCGCTCACGCGCTCGCTCTACAAGCAGGCGCAGCTCAACGCGCTGCGGCAGGAGAACCTCAAGCTGCCCGACCTCTTCGACAAGGAAGGAAACCTGATCGCCAACGCCTACCCCTCGGTGGCGTCGCTCGACTACCTGCTGCGCGCGCTGCGCGCCAAGAAAGACCAAGCATTCCGAGCCGGAAGCGTCAACGCGAGCGGCATCAACGCGCTCTTCAATTCGCTGGACGAAAAGGTTAAGGACCTGGTTCCGGAGTACCGCGACGCGCGCGCGAAATTCTTCGAGGATTCCGAGCTTATCAAGTTCTCGGAGCTTGGGCAGCGATTCATCAACATGAGCGAAGCGGAGCGCAAGGTCGCCGTGCGCGGACTGACGCCAGACCAGCTCGATCTCGTGCGCGACACCGCGCGCGACTCGCTCTTTAACCGACTGGCCTCGGCGGACGATGCCGGGCTCGCGCGGATGCTGACCTCGACCAAGCAGAACCGCGACCTGCTCGGGTTCATCGCCACGACCCCGGAGGCGGCCGCGCGCGCGGCGCTACAGATCCGGCAGGAGCGCCAGCTTCAAGAGTTCGCCCGCAACATCAACCCCAACATGGGGTCTCGAACGGCACGCACGCAGGCGGCGGCCGGGCAAGGCGTAGACCAGCTCGCGGCCGCAGAACAGGCCATGCAGTTCGCCGCGGGTGGCCCGGCGGCGCGGGTGATGACCATCCTCAACCTCGCCGGCGGCCGCCTGCGCGGCCTCACCCCAGAGGTGCGCGCGGATATGGCGCGGATGCTGACGACGGTCAACCCGGAGCAGCAGAGGCGCATCCTGGAAAGGCTCAAGGTCGAGGACCAGCTCCTGATGCGCGAGGAAATAGGCCGCGCGCAACGGCGCCTCGGGGACGTGCAATTCGGGGCAAAGGTGCCTGGGCTTCTCTCGACCGAAGATTAAGGCTAGACTCGCCGCACCCCAAAAGGGAGGCGACGCCCATGCCTAAGCAGGACCCCGCCAAGCGGAAGACTGACCGCACCAGCCGCCATGAGCGGCTGCAGATCCCGCGTCGGTTCCAGTTGCACGGTCATCAGCTCACCGTGCGCATCATGCCGCGCACCCGATGGCCACACTCGATGAACACCGTCGGGATGTACGACCCCGCGTGCCACCGCATCGACCTGCGTGGCGATCAGGGGGACACCGAGCTGCAGCAGACCTTCTGCCACGAGTGGGCGCACGCGCTGCTCGACGAGATGAACCATCCCCTGTCACACGACGAGGTGTTCGTGGATAACCTGGCGAGCCTGCTCCATCAGTCCCTGACGACCTTCGACTCTGGAGCCAAGCCGTGCCGCTGACCGCATCGGATCAGGAGTTCATCGCCGCCTGGCGGCGGCTCAAGAAGGCCACGCTCGTCTCCAAGGCGCTCAACATCGGACTGCGCAGCGTCTATAGCCGCCGCCGGTCGATGGAGGCGAAGTACGGCATGGCGCTCGAGGCAATCAACCCGATCCGCGGCACGGGAGAGCAGAGCCTCGCCGGACGCCGCGCCAACGCCCTCGCCGCAGAACGCGCCGAGAAGTACGAGGGCGAGATGCACGACACGCTAGCCGACGGCGTGGTGCTGGTGGCCTCCGACTGCCACTACTGGCCCGGCATCGTCACCGTCGCGCACGAGGCATTCTGCCGTCTCGCCAAGGCGCTCAAGCCCGCCATGATCGTGCTCAACGGCGACATCCTCGACGGCGCGCGCATCAGCCGCCACCCGCGCATCATGTGGGAGCAGCAGCCGCAGCTGAAGGACGAGATCCACGCCGTGCAGGATCGGTGCGCCGAGATCGAGCGCGCCGCCGGAAAGGCCAAGCTCATCCGCACGATCGGCAACCACGACGCGCGGTTCGAGAACTACCTCTCCGGCCGCGTCTCCGAGGTCGAGGGCATGCCGGGCTCGACGCTGCTCGACTTCCTGCCCAAGTGGCGCGCCGGTTGGGCGCTGCACCTCAACGCCAAGACCGACGGCTGGGTCTGCATCCGGCACCGCCCGGTCGGCGGCGGCCTGCACGCGGCCATAAACTCGACCCTCAAGGCCGGCGTGAGCTACGTCCACGGCCATCTCCACCAGTTGAAGGTGACCCCGTGGGCCGACTACCGCGGCCGTAGATACGGCGTAGACACCGGCACGATGGCCGACGTCGGCGGCCCGCAGTTCACCTACGTCGAGGCGGGCCCGCTCAACTGGGCGTCGGGCTTCGCGGTGCTCACCTTCCGCGAGGGTCGGCTCCTGCCGCCCGAGATCGTGGTGGTCGATGGAGGGGAGGCGTGGTTCCGGGGAGAAGCGGTCTAGCGCTTTCTCGGGTCCACGCCGGCCAGCATCGAGGCGTACCAGAGCATCTTCTTGGCGTCCTGCTCCACGGAATCCTTCAGCCCGAGCCGCCAGTTGTACTTGGCCACCTGCCCGCGCAGATACCCGCGAAACTCCGCCGGCGAGAGCTGCGCCTCGATGGCGTCGATGCACTCGATCTCGCCGGCCTTGTAGTGGGCCGGGTTAATGGGGTCGCTCATGTCATCACCTCAACAAGAAGCGCGCAGAACAGCAGGATGCCGATCGCCGCGATGATCGCGTCGCGCAGCAGGCGGAAGAAGGCGTCAAAGTCAGGCGGTTTTTCCATCGCTCCCCCTCGCACGGATTGCGTTAACGATTTCCTGCGCGTTGTTGTCCGACACGCAAAGCCCGAAAACAATCGGGCAAATCGCCTCCCGCTCGGCCTCGACCGCAGCCGCAATCTCGCGCCGCCTGTTCACGCACGGGGGCTTCTGGCAGTCAGGGGGGCAGGTGTGGATGGATTGTGCCTCCCGCTCGGCTGCTGCGACGAGGGCGGCGAAGCGCATAAGCCCCGGCTGTAAAATCCAGCGTGTCGTGCCGGAGTCGAATATATAGTCCATCCGTACTCCAGCCTCCCGCGCCATGTGCATGATTTCCTCGCGTGTCATGTGTCCTCCTTCCTGATCCCGTGGAACCGCTCGGCGGCGCGGAAGGCTGCTTCAAAGTCAGCCCACCGTCCTTCGATGTCCGGTGCTATGTACGCCTCGGCCACCTGCTCATCCATCGCAGGCTCCCGCTTGGCCCATCCCCTCGCGCCCAACACTTCGGCCAGTACATCGGCCTCGGCCTCGCCTGCTGCGATGCGGCTATAGGCAGTCTCCAGCCAATGCGAACCGATGATGTAGCCGGGGTGTGTGGCGTCCGGCTCCGCGAGCGCGGCGGGAATGTCTTTGCGCCCTCCAAGCAGGAACTCCGCTACAGCGCGTGGCATGGTGATGGTGTCCGGCTCCGGCTTCTGCTCCGGCTCCGCGAGCGCGGCGTCGAGGGCGGCGATTTCGGCGCTGTAATCCGATTTCTCGCCGCTTGGCCTAATCGTTTTGTCCGCGTCTCTGAACGCCGCGTGTAATCTCCAGACCACAGCGCGGGGCAGGGTGATGTCGCTCACGGCTTCACCTCTTTCGGTCCAGAGCACTCGCCCTTAAACATCGTGTGACACCGCCCGCCGCCGTCGAGGCAGTTCGGGTACGCGCAGCCGGCACGCTGCCCGCGCAGCTGCTCGAGCTCGGCACCGTACTCGGCGCACCGCTCCATCAGTTCCTTGCACTTCGCCCGGTACTCTGATTCCGAGTGCGCGCGCGCGAGCCAATCCTTGTCCCAGTCGTCGAGCTCGATGGTCATTCCCGGTCCTCCGCGCTGTGCCAGTCGCGCTGGCGCTTAAGGAACGTCGGCCACTTGAGCTCGTCCACCCAGCTGCGATCGTCTATCAGCACTTGGTTGGTGGGCTGCGCCGTGTACCGGCCGTTCTCGAGCTGCAGGAAGTAGAACTCCTTGCTCTGCGCCGGCGAGGCGCTGAACGCATCGCCGACCGGCGCCAACGTGAAGAGGTACATGCCGGCGTGCTCGGCGCCGTCCTGCAGCCGCACCCTCGCATTCATGGAGGAGAGGTACGGATATTCTAGGGTCGTGAACTGCCAGCCGTAGGCGTCCCAGGTCGCGGCCTGCCACGGCTCCCAGGGCGGGGCGTCCTTGACCGCGGCGAGCTGATGCAGCGGCACGTTGCGGTACACCGCACCGCACTCGAGCAGCACATGGCAGCCGAACGCGCGGCCGGGCCACGAGGTCAACCCGAACCAGACCGCGCGCAGCGGCTCGTGCTTGCCGATGGCATCCGCGTCGATCCAGACATACTGATGCGCGGGCAGCGGGCCGGCGTGTGTGTGTAGCGTCATAAGGTACCGGCTGTCTGGACGGGGCCGGGCTCCGAGTAGGGGTTTGCCAGACTCAAGGGTGGATGATTACGCCGCGCGCTTCTTCAGCCTCTCGTTCAAGTCGTGCAGCGCCCGCAGGTGCAGGAACGCCGGCCAGGCGTCGTCGTCCAGGCTCGGGTAGTAGTGGTGGCCGAAGTCACCGTTCTCCTTGCTGAACCGCAGCAGGTGGTACCCGCCGTCGATCCGGTTGCCGGTCGTCTCCTCGTACGCCTTGGCGTAGGCCGCCAACTGGCACAGCATCTCCGGCCAGACCGAGTTCGAGGTCTTGAAGTCCCCGAGCACGAGCTTGCCGTCGAGCCTGCCGATGAAGTCCAGGGTGCCACCGTACCGGTGCGCCTCGCTGATGACCTTGACCTCGCAGTCGATGATCTCGAGCTGCGTGCCCTTGCACCAGAACTCGAAGGCCGAGTACGCCGACGAGGCGCGCGCGCGGAACGACACCGGGTCGGTGACAGTCTCGGCGGCGATGCTCTGCTCCAGCACCTCCGTCGGGTTCCCGCCCTTCACCCAGGCCTCGCACATGCTATGGACGCAGGTGCCGATTGCGAGGATGTCGTTCCCTTCGTACAGACCGCCCGGCGCGTCCTTGCCCTGCCCCTCCAGCAGCCCGTGCTCGCGGCCCTGCTTGTACGCCCAGTTGATGAGCGCGCCCGGGTCCTTGATCTTGAGGACCGTGGTGACCGACGGGATCTTCTTCCCGTCGGCTGCCTTGTAACCCTGTCTCGGGGTGGGCATGGTCAGAAGCTCAGGTCGTCGTCGGCGAAGTCCGACGCCGGCACGGCAGGCGCCGCGGCAGGCTTCGGGGCCGCCTTCGGCGCGTCCACGATGCGCGCGGCGATCTTGTCCTGCATCCAAGTCGGGAGCTTGTCGAAGATCACCCCGTCCGGCGCGTCGGTCGAGTACACCAGCGCCTCTCCCTCGAGCGCCGGCGCCGGGATCGCCTTCGGCAGCGGCATGATGGACGTGAGGTTGGCATACGTCCGGTCGCCCTTCACCGAGTGCGTCACGTTGATGAAGGCCGGCTTCCCGGCAATCTTGCCCAGGTCGAACTTCTTGAGCTCCTCCGGCGTGAACGCCTTCCCGCGCCACGAGGTCAGCAGCGCGTAGAGCGTGCTCTTCTCGTTGAGGCTCAGACCCACCGTGCGGCTGATGACCGCCGGGAGGCTCTTCGTCTCGCCGTCCTTCGTGATCTCGACCCGGATCTCCGGGATCTGGAACCGCAGCACGACGGTGCGCTTCGGCGCGAACTGGCCGCCCGGGGACGGCTGGACGCCGACGTCCACCACCATGTCGCAGATCGCCGCATAGGCTCCCGCCTCGATGGGCTTGCGGGGCTCGAAGTTGCCGCCAGAGGCGGCGCTAACAAACAGACTCATCGCTTCTCTCCTTCTTGGGTTGTTGAATCGACTCTTCGGATTTCGACCACGCCGTCGTGGCCGGTAAAAATGGACAGCCCAGAGAACCGCAGCGCCTGCGCCAACTCGCCGACGCTGACGCCGACGAGGCACGCGCGGGTCGGGGCGGTGACGCTCGCGGCGTCCACGCGCAGGCCCATCGTGCGCTCAAGGCTCTTGTAGAAGTTATCGACCGGGGCGCTCATACCCACCACCGCGAATACTTGTGCGGCTGCACGACGCGCGCGCGGCAGTTGGGGTTTGGCAGCCGCTCGCGGCGGTCGCTGCGGTGCTTCCACGGCGGCGGGCGGGTGAAGATCCAGACGCCGATGGCGAGGAAGAACGCCGCCATGCCGATGGTCACGACGGTGACGTAGAAGATGTCGAAGGCGCTCATGCGGCCACCTGCACCGGCCAAATGCGCCCGTTGTAGGACACCCTGCCGACCTCGATTGTGCAAGCGCGGTCGGCGTAGACCGTGACGCCGTTACCAAGGGCACGCGAACCGCCGCCGCCGTTCATCACGAGCGCGTCGCGGTAGTCGTCCCACCACACAGCAACCGCTTCAACCGATTCCGCTTGCTTAACGCTGCGGCCATGCTTGATATAAACCATGATGCGTCTCCTTCTATCGCTTCCGGTCGGCAACATCGCCGCCCGTGGAAAGGATACTGGCACAGGCCGGGACAGGATACAAGCCCCCTTTGTAAATATTTTTCGGTTGACGGCGAAGGGCTGACAAACTAGGCTTGTCGGCCATGAAAAAGCCCAGACCAGAGACCATAGCCCTGCTCCACGCCGTGGACATCCTCGGCGGACAGACGGCGACCGCCAAGGCGCTCGGCGTCACTCAGCAGGCAGTGCATGATTGGACGAGGCGCGGGAAAGTCCCAGCCCTCAAGGCGATAGCGCTTGAGGCCGCGAGCGGCGTCTCCAGGCAGAAGCTGCGGCCGGATCTCTACCCATGACCCGGCCATCGAAGGCGGCAGCCACAGCGGCCATCAGGGAACTGATAGACCGTCAGCCCTACGATGCCCGATGGTCGGACGCAGATCGGGAGGAGCTTTGCCGCCTGACCGGCTCGGAACTGGCCGCGGTATTTCGGCGCAGGAATGTCGCCTTCCCGAGCGACACCAGGCACCTACACGCCGCAAGGCCGGGAGAGTCGGAGCCATCTCAATGGTCGTGGCGCAACGCCCTGACCCTGTTCTATGCTCGTGACCCCGAAGCTGGCGAACTGGCGCGGCGCCGGAACAGGGACATTAAGACCTTGCGCACTGCCATCGCGGAGGAGCTGCGCACCGCGCGCGATCTCATTGGCGCGACAGCCTGCGCGGCGTGCGGCGGCGCTGACGACTTGACCGTCGATCACAAGGAACCGCCGTTCATCAACATCGCGGCAGCATTCCTCGAGGAGCGTGGTCCGCTGCGCACGCGGGAAGTGCAGGGCGCCGGGGCGTGCCTGGAGCACGAGCAATTCACGGAATGGCTGGAGTTTCACGCCAGCCGGGCCACATACCAGTTACTGTGCCGGTCGTGCAACAGCAGGAAAGGAGCGCGAGCTTGACCACCAAGACCATCACCCGCGCCGGCGACCCCGGCCCGCTCATCACCTACACCGTCTTCCCGGACGTGTGGCCGAAGGCCAAGACCGAGCACGCCGACGCGCCTTGGGTCGAGCTCGTCCGCACCCTCGCCAACCCGCCCGCCTACATGTCGAAGGCGGCCTGCCCGCTGCTCTCGCTCTGCGAGTACGGCGACAACCTCTCGGACAAGGGGTATCTCCGCCACGCCGGGAACGTCGTGCGCGTCCACGGCGTCGAGGTGGACTACGACGGCGAGGTGGTCACCCCGGAGGAAGGGCAGGCGCGTCTACAGGCCGCCGGGCTCACCGCCGTCATCTACACCTCGGCGTCCTACACCGAGGGCGCACCACGCTGGCGCGCCATCCTGCCGCTCTCCGAGGCCGCCCTGCCGGCACAGCGCGCCACCTTCGTCGCGCGCGCCAACCGCGCCCTGGGCGGCATCGCCTCCCGCGAATCCTTCACGCTCTCGCAGTCGTTCTACTTCGGGCAGGTGCGCGGCGCACGGTACAAGTTCCTCGAGACGCACGGCCGCTGCGTCGATCAGGCCGTGGACCTCGAACCGCTCTTCCACCAGGCACAAGGCACCGACCCCAAGACCGGGCGCGATACCCGCAGCAACCAGCAGCTCCTCGAAGCATTCAACCGCGGCGAGGGCCGCTACGAGGCCATGCTCAAGCTCTCGTCCCGCTGGGCCGCGCGCGGGATGCCCTACGACGACATCGTGGCCGCGCTCGACGACCTGCTCGCCAACGGCACCAGCCTCAACGGCGACGGCATCGACCTGCGCACGCGCATCGAGCCGATGGCCGCCAGCGCCGTGCGCAAGTTCGGCGGCACCGTCCCGGACGTGCGCATCAGCGCACCTGAGCCGCCGGCAGACCTGCCAGACATGCCGCCACCCGAGGCGTGGCAGGACGCGCCGGAGGCGCATGGCATGACCCGCAGCCACGAGCCCGACGCGACGATGCTGACGGGCGGCGTCAGCGGTGCCACGCCCGGGCTGCGCGTCGAGCTGCGCCACGTCGCCGACATCGTGGAGGAGAACCGCGAGCCGGAATGGCTCCTCCACCACGTCATCGAGGCCAAGGTCGTGGCGGTTCTGGCGGGTCCGCGCGCGAGCTTCAAGAGCTTCATAGCCTTGGATTGGGCCATGCGGATCGCCGTCGCCGGTAACCCGGTGGCGCTCCTCTCCGGCGAGGGCGGCGGCCTCGGGCGGCGCGTCAAGGCGTGGATGCAGACCTTCGGCGGCGGCCAAGACCTGCGCAGCCTGCCCATCCTCGCCCTCGAGCGCCCCCTCAACCTCAACCGCGACGAGGAGATGGCACTCCTGGTCGAGGCCATGGACAAGGCCGGCATCCGGCCGACGCTGGTCGTCATCGACACCCT